GTCGCGGTCAAGGGCGGCGGCAACGTGCAGCGGGCATTCGGCAAGGGCCGGGGTTAGGAGGCGGTGGTGGCGGGGTTCGACGTGCGGGGGGAGCTACTGATCGGCGGCGAGTGGATCGACGCCACCGGCCAGCTGCTGAAGCGGCAGGCGCTCACGCACCAGCGTGGCCGCCAGGACCAGGGGGCGCGCGTCGACCCTGCCACCCTCCAGCCGCTCCTCAACAACACGAACGGGCAGTTCTCCCCGGACAACCCGATGGGCCCGTACTACGGCCAGTTCGGCCGCAACACGCCGTTCCGGCTGTCCGTGAAGGCGGGGACGCCGGCGCTGGAGTTGCCGGGCTCCGGCAGCAGCAACGCGAGCACGCCGGACGCTGCCGCGCTCGACATCACGACGAACCTGGACATCCGGTGGGAGGGCGAGGCGGACTGGTACGGCGCGGACTCGCAGATCCTCATCGGGAAGTGGGGCGCCGCCGGGAACCGGTCCTACCATCTGCGGCTGCAGGACGGCCTCGTGGCCGTGCACGTGACCACGGACGGCACGGGCGGCGCGTTCGCCGGTAGGCCGCTGCCGGTGCTGCCTCGGCATGCCGCGTTGCGGGGCACGGTGGAGGTCGGCGCGAGCTGGACGATCCGCCTGTACTGGGCTGCGTCGATGGACGGGCCGTGGACGCAGCTCGGCGCTACGGCGGTGGTCGCCGCCGCCGCGCCGATCTTCGCGACCACGGCGCCGCTGACGATCGCGCCGGAGCACCTGGACGCGAGCCCGCCCCGGCGGGCCGTCGCCGGGCGCTGCTACCGGGCCGAGGTCCGCGACGGCATCGACGGAACTGTGGTTGCCTCGCCGGATTTCACTGCGCAGCCGGACGGCACCACGAGTTTCGCGGACAGTGCGGGCCGCACCTGGACCGTGACCGGCGACGCCGCGATCACCAACCGGCGCACCCGCCTGATCCACGAACTCGCCGCCTACCCCGTCCGCTGGCACCCCTCCGGGAAGCACGCCTGGGTCGAGGCCACCACGTCCGGGGTGCTGCGACGCCTCCAGCGCGGTGGCAGCGCGTTGCAGTCCACGCTGCGCCGGCGTATCCCGTCCGGGCAGCCGCTGGCGTACTGGCCGATGGAGGACGGCACGACGGCGACGCGCGCCGCGTCCGCTCTCGATGGCGGTCCGCCGCTGGTGGTGGGCGGGATGGAGTTCGCCTCCGAGAGTTCCCTCCCGAGCTCCGAGGCGCTCCCAGTACTGGGGGACAGCGCGTCGCTGAGCGGCGTCGTGCCGGGGGCCGCGTCCGGCGGCTGGCACGTAGAGATGGTGTACAAGCTGGATGCGCTCCCAGCGACCGAACAGACGATGCTGGAACTGCGGCTGAGCCCGGGGGCCGGAGGCGTCGCGCGGGTGCGCGCACGCGTATCCACGGCCGCCATCAAGGTGGAGGCCCTGGACAGTGAGGGCGCCGTCGTCGCGTTCTTCACGAATACGGGCGACGGCCGCGGCGACTTCATCGGCGTGTGGAACCGCCTGCAAATCTTTTCCTACTACAACGGATCCCAGACCTACGTGTCGCTGGCCTGGCGTGATGTCGTGACGGGTCTGTGGTGGGCGGCCTTCGCCCCCTACACGGGCACTCCGGGCCGGCTCACCACGGTCCGCGGCTCGTGGGGCAGCGATTTCCGGGGCATGGCTGTCGGGCATCTGTCCGCGTTCGACGTCGGCGGCACCTCCGCGTCGCAGCCGGGTGTGACGATCTACGAGGGGTCGGATGAGGCGTACGCGGGGGAGACTGCGGGCGAGCGCATGCAGCGCCTCGCCGACGAGGAGACCTACCCCGTCGGCGTGTACGGGCCTGTCGACGAGCAGGAGCGGGTAGGCCCGCAGACCCCCAGCCCGATCCTGAGCCTGTTGGAGGAGGCGGCGGACGCCGACGGCGGCATCCTCTACGAGGACCGGGAGCGGCTGCGGCTCGTGTACCGGGGCCGGACGACGATGTACAACCAGACGCCGGCGCTGGTGCTCGACTACACGCAGAAGGGTCTGGCGCCACCGCTGGAGCCGACGGGTGACGACGACGGCACGGAGAACGACGTCACGGTGACCCGGACGAACGGGTCGTCGGCGCGGGCGGTCCTCGAGGAGGGCGCCCTGTCGGTGCTGGCGCCGCCGGATGGGGTGGGCCCGTATCCGTCGCAGGTGACACTGAACCTGGCGGAGGACAGCCAGACGGAGCCTCAGGCGTACTGGCGGCTACACCACGGCACCTTTGAGGGGCGCCGGTATCCGCAGGTACGGGTGATGGTCCACGCGGCCCCGCCGGAACTGCTGGACCAGATCCTTGCGGTGGACGTCGGTGACCGGCTCGTCATCCGGAACCCGCCCCTGTGGGTGGCACCGGGTGATGTGGAGCTGATCGTCCAGGGCTACCAGGAGACGATGGCGTCCCCATTCGAGTGGGACATCGTGTTCAACTGCACTCCGGGTGAACCGTGGCTGCTCGGGATCGTGGGGGATCCACTGTATGGGCGGGTGGATACGGACGGCAGCGAGCTCGCGGCGGCCGTGGACGCCGACGACATGGTGCTGCCGGTGCTGGCGACGGCCGGCCCAACGTGGATCACCGCCAATCAGGTCCTGAACTCCAACCCTTCGTTCGAGGCGGATCTGGCCGGGTGGGGCGGGTTCGGGGCGGCCATCGAACGGGTGGCAGCCCCGGTGCCGGCGCCGACGGAACGCGCGTGGTCGCTCCGGCTCACTCCGGACGGCGTGGCGGAGTTCCCCAACGCGGGCAGTGACCAGATAGCGGTCACGGTAGGCGTCGAGTACACGGTGTCCGGCTGGCTGCGCTGCGCCACCGCCCGGTCGGTCGCGCTGAATGTCAACTGGTTCGGCGCGGGCTCTGCGTACCTGTCGACCAGCGCCAACGACCAGCCGGTGGAAGCCGACACGTGGACGTGGTTCGAGACGACGGTGACCGCCCCGGTCGGGGCCGTGACCGCGAACCTGGCACCCACCGTGGCTGATTTCCCCCCGACCGCAGATGTGCTGTGGGCGCAGTACGTGACGCTGCGGGAAGCGGGCGGCAGCCCGGTCGACTTCCCCTTCAGCGTGACCGTGGGCGGGGAGGTCGCCACAGTCGACGCCGTCACTGACAGCGCCTCCGACACGTTCACCCGCACCCTGGCCAGTACGTGGGGGACCGCGGACGCCGGCGGCGCGTGGGCGGAGAGCGGCGGTCTGGCTTCGGACCGGTCGGTCAACGGCACGGCCGGGGTGATCACGCTGGCGGCCAACCCGTCAACGATCCGGCACGAGCGCCTTGTCGGCGACCTCGGCGACTGCGAGGTCCTCGTGCGGATGAGCGCGAGCCAGGTCGCCACGGGGGCGAGCATGATCCCGGGCGTCCTGCTGCGCTACACCGGCGTGAGCGACTACTACCGGGCGCGTATCCATTTCGGGACCAGCGGCACGATGTTCACGTCCATCGCCCGGGATGCCGCCACGGTCGGCGGTACCCCGGCGCTGCCCTACACGTACGCGGCCGGTGACTGGTTCTGGCTCCGGGCCCGGGTCATCGGGCACCGCGTGCAGCTGCGGGTGTGGCCTGATGGGCAGCGGGAGCCGGCCGGTGTCTGGCACTCGGACGAGACCATCACGACCGGCACGATCGCCGCCGGTCAGGTGGGGGTGACCGGGAGCGCGTTCGCCACCAACAGCAACGTCTCCCCGCAGCTGCGCTACGACGACTTCGCCATCGTCAACCCGCAGACGTTCACGGCTGTCCGGTCCCGGAACGGTGTCAGCAAGCCGCACAGCGCGGGATCGGCTGTCCGGCTCGCTGCCCCGACTGTCGTTGCTCTGTAGGAGGACTCTGTGGCATATGAACCCTGGCGGCCGGGGATGGGCGTCACCGCGAACCGGCTGCTGTCCATCAGCCCCACATGGCAGTCCTGGACACCGGTGTGGAGCACCAGCACCGGCAACGCCGTACCCGCCTTCGGGGACGCCGATGTGGCATGCCGGTACGCGGTGGCCGGCACGACGTGCTGGGGCCATTTCAACGTCTCTTTCGGGTCCACGACGAGCTTCGGCGCGAGCCCCACGACGGCGGATAACTGGCTTTTCTCCCTGCCGTTGACGGGAGCGTCGCTACAGGAGGCCATCGGGTGGGTGGAGATCAACCAGTCCACCACGCACCGTGTCATGTGTCGCATGCGCATGCTGACAACTGGCGCGTTTGGGCTGGAGACCTCGAGCGGCTCGCCGGATGGCGCCGCCCTCTCGGCGGCTGGCCTGGTGGACGCGGTCACCCCCTGGAACAACGGCGCGGGTACGCCAGTCGGCGATTGGGCCAGCGGGGACATGATCCGCGGGACCTTCTGCTACGAGCTCGCCTGACTGGCGTACACCCGCCCCGCCCCGCGCCGTCCTGGCTCGGGGCCTTTGTCATCTCTGGAGGGCCGATGGCCTGGTACCCCGGAGCCCAGAAGTTGGAGCTCCAGCCCGAGTCGGACTCGCAGCCAGCGATCCGGCCGACGCAGTTCATCGTCCACTCGATCGTCGCCCCCTGGACGGCCCGCCGCACCTACGAGTACTGGCGGGACAGCACCAACCTGGAGTCCCACTTCGGCATCGACTACGAGGGCACGGTGGGCCAGTACATCGGCACCGAGACCCGCGCGGACGCCAACGCCGGAGCCAACCGCCGGCCTGACGGCACCGGCGCCGTGTCCGCCGAGACGGCGTCGAACACGTCGGCGTCCGACCCGTGGAACGACAAACAGCTTGAGGACCTCATCGCGATCGGCGTGTGGCTGCACCAGGAGCACGGCATCCCGCTCCGCATCTGCCGCACCCATTCCGACCCCGGGTTCGGGTATCACTCGATGTTTTCGCAGTGGTCCACCAGCGGCACGGCCTGCCCCGGCAAGGCGCGTATCCGGCAGTTCAGAGAGGTCGTGTTCCCGGGCATCGTCGCCCGCGCGACCGGCCGTAGTACCGAGGAGGACGATATGGCGCTCAGCGACGCCGACGTGAAGAAGCTCGCCCGCGCGGTGTGGGAGACCGACGGCTTCATGACCGTGCCGTGGGGCACGAAGGAGAACCCCGAGTGGGCGCCCGAGAGCGTGCTCCGTCACGTTGGTGAGGTCACCCGGGAGAGCCGCGGCCGTATCAAGGAGCTCCAGGCCGCGGTCGGCGCGCTGTCCGGCGTGGTCGCCAAGCTTGCGGCGGGCGGTGGGCTGACGTCCGCTGAGGTCCAGGCGGCTGCTGAGGCTGGCGCGGCGGCCGCGCTGGCGAAGCTCGGGGACGTCCTCACAGACCAGGCGTGATCGTGCCGGTCTTCCTCCTCGGCCTCGGCCTCGGCGTCCTGTTCGGGGGCGGCACGCTCGCGGCCTCCGGCGTCTGGCATCTGGCTGTGTCCGTGGGCGTGCTCTTCGCCGTTCTGACGTGGCTGGGCAACGCGTTCATCAACCTCATCACCCCTCAACGAAGGAACTCTCATGCTCACTCTGGCTTTCTGGAAGGCGACCGCCGAACGCAGCGTGCGCACCTTCGCACAGGTCCTCGTCGGCTCGCTGGGCCTGGACACCCTCGGCCTGATCAACGCGAACTGGGGTGAGGCCCTGGCCCTCGGCGGAGGTTCCGCTGTCCTCACGGTGCTCACGGCGGTGGCGACGTCGGGCGGCACGGAGGGGCCGGGCATCACTGAGACGGTGAGCCGCCGGTGACGGTGCCAGCGGCTGACGTGGCCGTGGAACTGGAGAGGCTCCGCGGTACGGTCGCCACGAACTTCGCCGAGGTCAAAGGCTCCCTCGCAGTTCTGGTCGAACAGTCCAACCGCAATCAGCAGGACCTCCAGCAGTTGCGCCAGGACACCGCGAAGGACATTGATGATCTGCGGTCCGATGTGGAGAACCTGAAGCGAGGCCGGTGGCCGCTGCCGACGATCGGTGTGCTCGCCGGCGTTGCTGGTTCGACCTTCGGTGCTCTCGCCTTCTTCGCCCGCTGATCAGCATGTGGCCCCCATCGCCTTCGGGCGGTGGGGGCCGTTTCGTCATGTCTGGGGGCGGTCGGCGACGAAGGATCCGAGCCCGCGGACCGTGTAGATGGCCCCCTCCTCGCGCAGGTTCGCGAGGACTTTCTGTGCAGTGTCGACGGCGACGCCCGTCTCGGTGACGATCTGCTGCACGGAGGGGACGCGGGAGCGCGGCGGATAGGTGCCGTCTGCGATCCGCTGCCGGATGACGTCGGCGATCTGCTCCCACCGTGGCCGGTCCTGCGCCCACTCGTCGATCATGTGTGCACCGTAGGCACCGGTCCCGCATGGCCGCGATCGGTAGAAGTCGGCCGCATTCGGGGGTGCACTACCCCGCACTAGGGGTAGCGTGCGAGGCACAACGAGTAGACCCCCGCGCCGTGCTACCGGCCGGGGGCGTGGCCGACGCTACGAGGGAGCGACGACTTGCCAGAGACTACGCACCCCACGGACCTACGGACAGACAGCGTCCTCCAGCTGCCGCTGCCCGCGCTGTCGCTGCTGTCCGACGAGCAGCGCCGCGGCGTGCACTGCGCCTGGTGCAGCATGGCGCTCACCGCAGAGACGGCCGAGGACGCCGGTGAGCGGGACGCGGTCGACGGCGGCCGGCTGTTCCCCCGAGGGTGCGGCCCGTGTGCCGGCCGTGCCGCGTACCAGCTGCTGTTCGAGCACTCCCGCTCGTGCGACCGGTGCCGGACGGACGCGTCGTGTCCGGTGTCGGTGGCCGCGAACCGGCTCATGCGAGAGGGCGGCCTGTGACCACGCCACGGACCGGCATGGAGGACGCGCCGCTCTTGCACGAGCCGCTACCCGAACCGGAGCCCGCCCCCGGCTGCCCGCGGTGCCACTACTGGAACAGCCAGCGCTCCGCCGCCCGCAGTGTCGGCGATGGGGCGCGCGTGACCGACTGCAACGTGCACATACGTCGGCACCCTCATTGACTCCCGTGCCCGGTGTGCAGTCCGCCGATCGCACCGGGCGCGGGTCTCGAGCGGCCCGCCCCTGCCCCCGTCGGGGACGGGCCGCTCACCCAAGCTCCTGGCCGCCAGCCAGGGGGACGCCGTTGGTGTCAGCCTTCCATCCGGAAGAGGGCGGCTGCCCGTGCCGAAGCTTCACCGGGGCAGCCGCTCACCCCACCAGCTGGGGGAGGGGCACGTCGAGGGCGTCAGCTAAGAGCAGCAGGTCGTTGAGGTCGGGCACGCGTTGCCCGTATTCCCACCGCAGGATCGTCCGGTAGTCGCGGCCGATGCGTTCGCCGAGCCGCTCCTGGGCCAGGTTCGCTGCGATCCGCGCCGCGCGGATACGCGCCCCGATCTCCCGGCGGCGGGCGGGCACCCAGTCGGGCAGCGGATCAAGGGGCACCCGCCAACCGAATATCGATCATCGTCTGTTGTCTGTGCCTGGCCAGGCATAGTTTGGGATCTTGAAGGCTCGCACCGTCCAGTGGTGGCGGTGTGAACGGGAGCGGCCGGGCGGGTGTACGCGTCTCCGCCCCCGGCCGTTAGACGCCAAGACTCAGTCAAGGCGTCCCGCCCCGGAGGTGAACACTTCCGGGGCGGTCTACGTTGGACACAGAAGACCCCCCGCCGACATTCCCGGTGGGGGGTCCTCGCCTGCGCGGGCCGGCCTCCCCGCCGGGGCCGTGCAGGTCTGCA